AGCCCTGGTAGCGGAACTTCTTGCGGGCTTCCTCGACATCGGCGCCGTGCAGCAGCCGCTGGTATTCGGCGGACCACGACACGGCCTGGCGGGGGTCGTCGGATTGCGCACCGAAATTGCGGTTGTAGCCGGCCCAGAAGATCATGCTGGCGGCCCAGAACAGGTCTGGCAGGTTCTGTGAGATGAAGGTCGCCGGCGTGCTTGCCGACAGCGTGGCCTGCCGTTGCGTGCCATAGCCGGTCAGGGCGTAGACGGCATCCGGCGCCGGCCCGAGAACGATCTGCGTGCCGGGCGTCCAGCCGGCCCCAGACGCGGCGCCCGCGACGGCGAACCGCTCCGGCGGTCCATTTGCGGCGCCGGCATAGGCCAGCAGGATGTAATCCTGGCTGGCTGGTGGGACCGGGATCGTGGTCGGTCCGTAGAACAGCGATTCCAGCACCACCAGCGATGTCGGCAAGGCCACGGCCGCCGTGCCGATCGTGGTGTTGCCGAGCGCCATCTGGCCGTGCATCGCCAGGAAATCGAGGTCGCGGCAGATCGAGAGCTCGGCGTAGTCGATCGCGGCTGGCAGCATGGTCTGAAAGTTCGGATCGCTCGGCAGAGACGGGATCTGCGTCACCACCGCGCTTTGATACGAATCGTATGTGAAGCCGGTCGGCATCAGGTCGACTCCATGATGTTGCCGGACCCGTCATTCATCAGGTTGCCGGCGCCATCCTGCATTGGGTTGCCGCCACCGGTGCCGTTGCTTTCGAAGCACCAGAGCGGCGCGCCGGCGAGCAGCCCGGCGGCTGTCATGGCGCCCTGGTAGACCGCGCCAAGCCCCTGCGCCGTGGCCCAGAAATAGGCCTGGCCCGGGCCGATCGGCAGGATGGTCGGTGATCCGAACACGGCGGTGCCGGTCGAGATGACGGCCTGCGCGCCGGTTGGGCTGTAGATCAGCAGCCAAGTCCGGGAGCCGTTCACCGGCAGGATGGCTTGCGTGGCGCCGGGGGCCGCGATGGTGATGGACCGGTCCACCACGCCTGGCGGCGTCGGCACCCCACTCAGGGCGGCGATCTGCGCCAGCACGTCGGCGTTGCTCGCGGTGTAGAGGCCGCCCTGCGGCACACCAAGCGCATAGCCGGTGAAGCCCTGGTTCTGCGGCGGCGTCGGCAGCGGGAATCCTTCGGTGCCGGGCGGCGTGGTGTTGGGGCTGGGGCGTGCGTTCTGTCGCGGGATCGGATCGCCCGGCAGGATCAGAACCCGGTATTGCTCAAACGGCACGTCCAAGCATTGCTTGCGGCACACCAGCAGGCCGGTGTTGGCCAGCTGCGCCCCGCTCCACTGATACTGCCAGGTCAGATCGTCGAGGTTGTACCAGGCCCTGCATCGGTCGCATTCCGCCATCGCGCGGGGACTGGTCGAATCGACCCGGGCATATCCGCGGTGATCAGCGAAGCCCATCAGATTTTCCCATACACGCCGACGTTCGGCTGGATGAGCAGCGGGCCGGTCTCCTGATCGCGGGTCAGAAGGTTGTTCCACGCCCGCTCCGCCTCGGCGGTCAGGCGCTGCGTCATCATCGCCATCCAGGCGGGATCATCGCGGCCGAACTTCGTCAGCAGCCGCAGCGCCAGCCGGGCGGTCAGCGCTTCCAGGCCGCGATACACCACGTCCGGCGTCTCGGCGACGCCCAGGTTGGCGTCCTGCATGCGCTGCAGCCCGAACCAGGAGATCACATAGTTGGGCGCCTGATAGGCTTGGGCAGGCGGCTGCCATATCGTCAGCGTCGGCGTGGCCAGCATTTCAAACCAGTATTGCGTCGGCTGGCCCGGCTCGTTCTTGTTGGGGATCATCGCCCATTGGGTGCGCGTGATCGGCACCATGATCCGATCGTTGTTCGACCCGGTGCCGTAGCCGTTCACCTGGGTGAAGTAGACTTCCGTCACCGCCTCCAGGTTCGCCGGCATCGAATAGGCGCCCTGGCTCGCGACCAGGTTGATGGTGCCGGCGACGATCTTCCAGAGGTTCAGTCCGGAGTTGCTCCAATCGACCAGTTCGAGGTTCAGCGACATCCGCGCCGAGGCCATCTTCTCGGCGTCGAGCGCAGTCGGCCGCAGCCTGATCCTCTCGAACGATTCGAGGATCAGGCTGCTGTTGCTGGGTCCGAAGTTGTAGGTGCCGCTGGACGCCACGGATTATCCCCGCGAGTGGTGCCAGTCCTTGGCGTTCTCGGCAAAGACGGCTCGCTTGCGCATCGCTGGATCCGCCGACTGCTCGGCCTTCTCCAGCTTCGCCGCGGGGATCGGCTTGCCTTGCGGCACATGCAGGTCCCGATGCAACTCGCCCTTGTGCGACGGCTTGATGTGGATGCCGCCGCCGCGCGCACGAGATCGGGCGTCGCCCGCGCGCGAATTAGTCTCGGTCCATGCCCTTGCCGTGCTCGTCGCCGCCGCGCGAAGTCTGCGGCGCGGACTCGTAGGGCAGTCGGCTCATGTTGCCGGCGGAGCTCAGCGGATTCTGGTCGGACGTGGCGCCACCGCGGGCACGACGGTCGGGACGATGCTTCGGAGCACTGCCGGCCACGTGTCCGCCAGACTTTCGGCCGTGGTGATGCGGAACGGACCCGCCGCGCTTGCGCTCGGTTTCCGGCTTCTCCGAATCGCTCATCTCCGACTCGGTGAATTTCGCTTCCGTCTCCGGCGCCGCGCCGCCACGGGCACGCTTGGCGCCGCGATGCACCTTGCGGGGATGCTCCTCGTGCTTCTTCTCGTCCTTGCCTTCGTGCTTCGCCATGACGGGTCTCCTATGTGTCGCCGATGCCGGCCTGGATCGACCACATCGTCACGGCGCCGGTGCCGGAAACGATGGTAAGACGATGGGCAAAGATCATGTTGCCCTGGCCATACTGGAACTGGACTTGCCCGGAGCTGTTCTGCACGACCGGGTCGGCCCACACCGTGGGCGGAGACGTGCTGCCAGGGTTCAGCGAGAAGTTCGGTTGCCCCGGCATGAAGCAGGGATCATCGAGCGTTGTTTCGAACGTGTAGTTGGTGCCAGCCGGGCCCGAGATGCGGATCGACAGGCTCCAATCCGGCGCGAGCCAGTTGTCGGTGAGCCAGTCCATGGAGCCGACACCGTTGGTGCCGACCGTGATGTTGCCGGCGGTTCCGGCGCTGCTGCTGACGCCGGTGACCGTCTTGAAGTCCAGCACGGTGAACTGCGGCGCGGTGCTCGTGACCCCGGTGACGGTGGTCTTCTGCGTGTTGCCGTAGCGATCGGTGCCGGTGATGGTGAAAACCACGGCGGCATCGGAGCCGGAACTCGCCACCAGCACGCGGCGCGCCACATCCATGGTCGCCACGCCGCCAGAAACCAGCGATCCATTCAGCGTCAGCGCACCGGCGCCGGATGGCTTCTGCGACAGGCAGATGCCGTTCGCTACCGCGGCCCCGAGCTGATAGGTGGCAACCGATGGGTTGGACACACGATTATACCTGCGCCTGGCCGAAGATGAACTGCGGGCTGGCGAAGCTGCCCTGCAGCATCGCGGCCGGGTTCAGAAACTGCGACATGTCCAGCCGGCGGCCGGTCATCACCAGGCTCGACAGGGAGCCGTTGGACGCGCTGGCGCCGATGCCGGACCCGCCACCGGTGGCCGAGGTCTGGATGGTGCCGCGCACATCGCCGGTGGCAGCGGTGGCCGGGTTCGTCGTGTCGGCCGCAACCCAACCGGTTGCCGAGGACATCGCTGCGCCGGCCCAGAACACGCGGGTGTCCTCCCAGGTCAGGCTGCGATAGGCGAACCCGAACACGTCCGACGTGCCGACCGAGTAGTTGTGGGCATCGGTGAACTGCGGCACCACCGAGTTGATGGCCTTGAACGCCTTCAGGCTGTAGCCGGTCACCGCACCGGCGCCGACCGTCACCGTGTCGGTCATGGTCTGGCCGTAGATATCGAGGCCGGTCACCAGGAAGTTGCCGCCGGAACCGCTGGTGGCGCCGGTGATCTGCACGCCGCGCGTGATGGCCTGGCGCGGATCGAGGAACAGCGACGGGCCGCCGGCCAGGAATGGCGCCGCCGCGGTCGGGGTCGGGAAGCCAAGCTCGGACGGCCCCCAGATGTTGCCGGTGCCGATCGGCGCCGTGGCGTTGGTGGCGAGCGGCGCGCTGGCAACCACGATGTGCGTGGCGTCGGTGATGCTGACGACGTTGGTCAGCAGCGGCGCGGTGCCCCCTGAATTGCCGACGTTGCCGATCACGAGTGGCATGCCCGGGAAGAACTGCGTGCTGTCGGCCACAACCACCGTGGTGCTGGCCGCGGTGCAGTTGCCGAACGCGAAGCCGAAATCCAACACCAGCGCGGCCGTCGTCGGCGCAGCGCCGTTCACCTGGTAGGAGAACGGCACCACCGGCACGTTCGGCGTGATGCCGAGCGATGCGCCGGCCAGCGTCATCGCCGTGCTGGCGGTGACATTGGCCGCGACGGCGATGTTGTTGGTGGCGAGCGCCGACGGGATCACGCCGATCGACTTGAGCAGCGGCAACGTCAGGTGCGCCTGCGCGTTACCGGTGAAGCCGGTCAGCTTGTCCTTTGGAATCCAGATCCGGACATCGAAGAAGCCGAGGCCCTGATAGACGACATCAGGGCCGGCATCCGGATTGGAATCGGGCACCGGACCGGCCGGCGATGCCATGGCCGCAGGGATCGCGGTCAGATTGCCGGTCGTGTAGTCCGGGCCATTCTTGATCGTGGCGGCCATCAGTTTACTCCGCTGCGCGCGAATGCGCCGTGGTGGTCAGTTTCCGCTGCGCGACGCGCTGCGGCGGCGTCTTCGATGGTGCGGAACCGGCCGAGAACGATTTGCTTGCCGCCTATCGTGATATCGGCGCGCCACTTCTTGCTGCGCGATTCCCACGAAACACCCTTCACGCCAGAGCGGTTGTTGGTGCGCAACCCCTGGTTCGCACTGTTCTGCTTTTGCGTAGCGGCCCGCAGATTGCTCCACCGATTGTCGGCACGATCGCCGTTGATGTGGTCGATCTGGACTTCCGGCTGCGCGCCGGTCATCCAAAGCCACGCGATGCGGTGCGCGAGGTGTAGCTTCTTGTTGAAGTTGATGTAGCGATAGCCGTTCGTCAGCACCGCGCCTGCGATCTCATCGGAGAAACGTGCATTCCAGCTTGCGTCGCGGTCTGATCGAACGTTCCAGCGAAATTCGCCCGTCGCCGGATCATACGACAGCACGCGACGGACCTCGGCCGCACTGATCGGCGCGTCTTGGCCCGCAGTGAAACGCGGGATCGCCAGCGAGGAAACGCGCACGCCGCCGAGCAATCCACCGCCCGGCCGGCCGACATAGCCGCCGTGCGCGACGCGGTCCGACGCATTCTCCTCGCGCGTGCCGAGGCGCAGATGATTCACGTTGAAGCACGGGCCAACGCCGCATGAGTGCAGCACCCAAAGCCCTTTCGGGATCGGGCCGCGCTCCAGTTCCCAAGCCACGCGGTGCACCGTCATCAGCTTGCCGCCAACCTTGACCGCGCCGTGATCGCGGACGAGCGCGCCGAGCCATACGCGGCATCCGCTCTCCGTGATCCAGGTTGAATTGGCTTCGAGGCGGTCCATCAAGTTCATCTCCGGTATCCCTGGTTCATACGTTCTGGTTAAACCAGATTATACTCACCAGGTAAACCCGAAAGCGGCCTACATTGTGGGGTATTGACCAATGCCCAAGCGCCAGTCGTCGTACCCCATATAATATCGCTCGTAGGCTCGGACCATCAGGTTGTCCGTCGTGAAGTCGGTCTGCATGGAGGTTTCGAACGGCTCGCGATCGAGGTAGACCATGCCGCCGGCGTCGCTCAGCATGAACCAGGCGTAGGGCGACGTCAGGAAGTCCAGCACGACGTAGCCGTCGGAGAGGTCGTTGTTCTCCTTGATCGACCACACGTCGTTGTTGGTCGTGCCGGGCCGCAGCTCGGTTTCCATCAGCCGCTTGGCGACGTGCCGCTGCTCGACCGGCACGACCAGCTTCTTGCCCTGGAAGCTCATCAGGATGTTGGCATAGTCGCGGAACCGCCGGACCATGTTGGCGCCCATCATCAGGCTGGCCTCGTTCAGCGAGACCTGCGTGGTGGTGGTGTTGGGCACCACGCCGCCGTCGACCGGGTGGTTGGTCGCGAACAGCGGCAGGTTGTCGCCGCCGATGGTCGGGTTGAGCTGGTTGCCGGTGTTCAGCACGCCGGCGCCCACGACCTCCTTCATCTGGCGGAACACGCGCGCCAGGCCGAGGTTCGCGGCATTGAAGGAGGTCTTGTAGAGGTTGTCGCGCAACGCGATGCGGGTGAAGGCGTAGCCCTGTGCGAACTCGATGTGGATGTGGTTGTACGTGAACCGCTGGCCGGCGTTGTTGTCGAACGAGGCCGGCTGGCCGGCGAGACGCAGCTGCGGCAGCGGCAGGTAGCGCACGTGGACGGTCTTTTCCGCCTCCATGTGCGACACGCCGCGGCTGTAGATGAGCGGCCACTGCGCCTTGATCTCCGGATATTCGCCCTTGAGCTTGCGGACGCCGGGAAGCAGCATCGCCGGGATTTGCGAGGTGGTGATTGCCATGGCTCAGCGCCCCGTCGTGTTCAGGAGGGTCGCGGTATTGAGCCGGACCTCGATCCATGGGTTGGTGTTGGCCGGATCCTGCGGACCACCGGAGACGCCGACGACGCCGACGATCTGGAACGGCAGCGTGTTGGTCGTCGCGACCGAGCCTCCATCGAGCGCGAGCGTCGACTGTCCCGAGATGTCGGGCGCGCCGTTGGTGCCGGTGAGGAAGTTGATGTTCTTGCCGACCCAGGCTTGCGCAAACGGGCCGCCGGACACCTGCGCGATGAAGGTCACGAACGGATCGTCGATGAACCAGCACGGCACGTTCTGTCCGGAGACCGGATTTGCCGTGGCGGGATACGAGCCGTTCAGCCCATGCGCGGTCGCCTGCAGGGTCTGGTCGTAATAGGGGTAGACGGCCCCGAACACGCCGGTCGCGACGGTGTCGCTGTGGGCGGTCAGGATGATCGTGCCGTTGGCGTTGCCGGAGTCGAAGCTGATCAGGTCGCCGCGGCCGATCTTCGAGCTATACCCGGAAAGGATGAAGCCCGGCGTATGCTGGTAGGATGCGGCGCCCCCGGCGCGCTGTCGGGTGCCCCCGACCGTCAACCCATTGGGGGCGAAAACATTGGTGCCCATCGAACGGCCTTCGCTCTGGCGAGGGACCGATCTCCGGCACGGAGTCGTTTTCGCCTGGGAACTGGAAGGCCCGCTCGGGCGCCGAGGGGCGGTGTTGCCTACATACTAGGCATAAGCATTAAAGGAAGGCAACAAGCGATTGAGACGCCGGGCTACCGCCGCGGCGCCATGCTGCCGGTCTCGCCCTCCACCTCCAGCGTGATCGGCACGGTGCGGACCACGCGGCTCATGTCGGCCAGGCCCTCGGCGTCCGGATCGAGACTGCGACCGTCGCGGGTGGCCTGCATGCGGCTTTCCTGCTGCGCGACCGCAGTGCGGTAATCCTCGGTCTGCGCCCGATGCGTGAGGTTCAACGGGCGGATGAACAATTGCTGGCCGTCCAGCACGACGTTCTCATCCGGATTGGCATCGTCGGGCACGAACTCGGGAAAGTCCTTGGCCTTGGCGGGCGCCCAGCCGGCGCGGCGAATGGCCAGGGTCTGCGAACCCGGGATCGGCTCCCCGTAGATCGTGCGTGCCATCCATTGGCCATCCCAGCCGGCGCGGCGGACGCGCTCCGGGATCTCGAATTGGCCAACGTCGCGAGAGTCCCGGTTGGCGCGCGTGCCGGTGCCTTCGTAGAGGGGTGCGAACGAGTCCTCCCGTGCGGGCGCGGCCCGGCCTGCGGTCGGTTCGGCGCCCGTGTCGGTCGCGCTGTCGTCTGCGGTGCGTCCGATGCCGGCGCTACGCATCTGGGCACCACGCGGATCAGCGGATCGGTCGGCCCGATTCCGGATCACTTCGCGCTGGGTGGTTTCGCTCATCGGTAGATCGCTCCGTCGCCGTTCACCATGCCGGCCGTGCCGCCGCCGTTGCGCTCCTCGGCGATGCGGACCTGCTCACCCACGTACTCGGCCAGCGCCTTCTGTGGGTCTTTCGCCCATTGGCCGGGGAAGCATATCTTCGCGCCCTCCTCCATGTTCTCGCGAACGCTGGGGTCGGCGAAGCTGATGCGCATGCCTCCGGCCTGGTTGCGGGCCACGTTGACGACGCCCAAGCCGGTCTGCACCGCCTTGAAACTGCCACTCTGGCTACCGCCTCCGCCGCGATTGGTGGGCGCAGCGGACGAGGTGTTGCCGCCATCCTGCCGTTGCATCTGCTGCCCTCCAGGCAACTCGCCGTGGCTCTCGCCGTAGACGCGCGCCAGCCCGGTATTGAGGTGGTTGTAGTAGGCATCGGACCCGAAGCCGTGCGTCTGGCCGGCCTCGTTGTGCAGCGCCAGCGCAGTGGCCTTGTAGCCCGGATCGGCGTCAAACCGCGGGTGCTGGTCCATCCACTGCCGGGCGCGCTGGTCCGGCGCATACCCTCCGGCCGCCGGTTGCGGCTGACCTGCCGGCGCGGCGGCGCCGCTGGTTGGCTCGGCCTGCAGCCGCGCATCGATCGTGGCCAGCTCGCCCGCTGCCTGCGACTTCCGATAGGTGGCCGAGGCGATGGCTTCCTGCGCGGCGCCCATCGCTTCCGGATCGCCGGCGTCGTATGCGGCCTTGAGCGCCATCTTGGCGCGGGAGAGGTCGGTGTCGGCCGCCTCCGTCGCCTGCGCCAGCACGGCCTTGCGGTCCGTGATGCTCGCGCGGGCCTGTCGGGCCTGCTGGTCGCGCAGCCGCGCATTCTCGCTGTGCGCGGCGCGCGCGGCGGCTTCCTGCGCGGTGGCGCGCTGGTTGGCCTGCTCCAACGCCCGCTGCGCGGCCTGCAGCGCTTCCGCGTCCGCATCGGCGCCGCGCCCGGGCCCATCCTCCAGCGTCACGGCGGGGGTAGCCGGCGCGGCGGGCTGCTGATTGGTTGGGGCGGCGCGGGTGCCGGCGTCCAGTTCGACGGTGTCACTCGGGGGCATGGGGCGATCCTTCAGACGACCTGATGCGGCTTGGTCACGCGGCCGAAGAAGCGATCATCCGGCACGACGCGGCACGGCCAGCCGTCCCACTCGAACAGGTCGAACGCCTCGCCCCGCTGGTCGACGCCCTGCGGCCGCGTGCCGCCCTCGCCGTGGATGCTCATCTGCACGCCGGCATCGGCCCGGGCGAACAGCCAGTCGCCGACCCGCGGCGGCTTCCCGCCGTAGCGCGCATCGAGGTAGCTCTGGTCGCCCTGGAACGCGTCCGGGCCGACGGCGACCACCAGCACGGCCTTGCCCTGCCACCAGTCCTCCTTGATCTCCTTGACCGGCATGTAGATCACCTTGTCCGGCCCGACGCGCATCACGTTCAGGCGGCAGAACACGGCAACCATCACGTCGCGGCCGAAAATCTCGATCTCGCTGATGTCGCCCAACGCCTGCAGGATGTGCTGCCGCGCCACGTCGTAATCGTCGTAGCTACGGCGGTGCAGCCGCGTGGCGCTGTCGCCAAAGCGTGGCGTCTGCGAGAGCGGCGCGACGAAGTTCTCGCCGCGTCCGGGGATCGTCAGTGCGTTCGTGCCATCCGGCATGTCAGGTCAGCCCATTGCGTGGAGGTTCTGGTATCGCTCGTCGAGCAGGATCAGCGCCTGCCGCAGCCCGTCGATCCGGCCCTGCGTGACCCGCAGCATGTCGAGCGGAAGCTGGTAGCCGTCCTGCAGCACGCCGGTATGCGCCTCGATCGCCTGCGCGATGTCCTGCTTGAGGCGGCTGCGGAGGAGATCGACTG